CTACTCTTGGTGTTAAATCTTATAAGTATCATCCAAAGTGTGAGACTGCTGAAGAAGTGGGTTGGGATACTTTCTTTGAGTTGAATTGTGAATGGCAAGTCATGATGGATAAAACCAAGATGGCACACGCTATCTCCATGAATTGGTGGTCTGACTTAGTAAAATTTGACAGACAATTTATGTCTAGATGGCTAAATTCACCGCTAAAAAGCTTATACTATTCTTTACAGGTCATGTCGGATACGCAGGACAAAACAGATGTGTATTCCGCCTTAGGAGATACCGATGTTGATGAGTATCTCAGTGAAATTTTGACCGATGATAACCCGATAACTTGCGATTGTGCAGAATGAGACAGCATCCATATCAACAGCTTCTGTCGAGGAAGCGTACTTGGACACCAGTGCGTCCAACGGCTGGAAAACTGAAGGAAGGCTCTGAAGAAACTATTAGACGTGCTCTAGCTATAAGGCATCTTGAGTTGCCAGTAGGAGCGTTTATCAAAGAGGCTCTTGAGGATATTCCAGCTCTATCTAGGGAACTTCTAGAGGACAATGTACGAGATGAGGATAGGCATGATATAGCCCTCAATTATATTGCCGAAGCTCATGGTGTAGATGAAAAAGCTGAAGCTGAGGCTCATAAACTTCAAGCGGCTTGGGATGCTCATCCTGATCATACAGTTTTAAAGGCAGTAGTCATTGAGAAAGCTATTTTCTTTGTCTTACTCCCCTTTTTTAGATTTAATGGAGACACTGGACTTAGAGTAACCAGTGCAGATATTAGCCGTGATGAAACTATCCACGTAAGTGGGCATAGTCTTGTATGTAAAGAGCTGGGCTTAACACCTAGCCCATCTTTAGATAAACTAAGGAAAGCTACTATTAACTGGGTACTCCAACCTTTAGGTAATTCTGAAGATCGCTATCTAAACAAAAAGTTTTGGTTAGATCAGAGTGATAATCTCATGTACCGTGGTAAGGCTGAAGGACTAGCTGATACAAAGAGAGCTAGGGTTCCTGCTTTTTTTGAAACTAGCAATTCCGATTTACCGAGTTACGCATAATGGGCTGGAATCCGTTTAGAGCAGTTAGAAACGTTGTTAGATCAGTTACAAGAACTGTTAGTAATGTAGTAGGAAACGTAGTTAGAGGCGTTAAGGATGCAGTAAATACTGTTAAAAATGTAGTTAATGAGGTTGTAGAAACAGTTTCAGGTGCTAAAGAACGTAGAAAAGCTAGAGAAGATTTAGCTAGAGCTGAGGTAGAACAAAGAGAAGCTCAAGAAGCTTATGACGCTGAGGTTGAGAGAAATGAGGCTCAACTAGCAGAGCAGAAAAGGATTTCTGATGCAGCTAAACTTGACCAAGATGCTGCCTTAGCTGAGGCTGAACGTATAAATGCTGAGACTCAAGAAGCCACTAGAGTTTCACAAATTGAATCTAAAGCTCTTTCAGCTTCAGCTACTGTATCTCAAAGATTAGCTGAAGCTAGAGCTGCTCAAGCTGAACAGGAAGCAGCTTTAAATGCACCAGATCCAGTTGTTGAGGGGGATGACGCAACTGCTAGACCAACTGTTACTAGAACACCTATAGCAACACCTGTTCCTGGGGGTTATGGTGGTACTGATCCTGGTGCTATTAACCCAACTGGTTTAAATATATGATTCCAACTATTGATGAGCAATTAATTGAATACTTAGAAGAGGTCTATCCAGATCAGGCTCCAGATATTAGTATAGAAGAGAAACAAATATGGTTTAATGCTGGTCAGGTGGCGGTTGTACGTCATTTGAAAGATCAGTATAGACTACAAGAAGAAACTAAGTACAACTAGATATGGCAGCAGTATCAACCGCTATTTATATTGGCTCAGCTCTAGCGGCTGGAGCTACTGTATATGCAGCTCAAAAACAAGCTGCTGCTGCTAGAAAGGCAGCTCAACAAGCTAGAGAAAATGCACGTTTAATGCGTGAGCAATCTGAAAAAGAGATTGCACAGATGCAGGCCAGTTCTAGACAGAATCAACTACAGTTTGAAACTAACTTAGCTGAAACAAGAAAGAAGACACAGTTATCAATAGATCAAGCTAACCAAGCTCAAGCAACAGCTATACAGCAAATAAATCAACAACGAGGAGCATCACGACTAGCCATACAGCAATCTAATTTACAGGCCAGAATACAGCAACAATCTCTAGCAATGAATACTGGTAGGAAGAAGAGAGCTAGAGTGGGTACTCCTAGAGCTTTAAGAACTAAGGTTGAGACTAACTCAGCTTTAGCAATGGGAGGCTCACCAAGTGGTGGTACACAATCTTCAGGTACTGGCGGTCTAAATGTCTAAAAACACAGCTCAGGCTCTTTATGATTTCTTAGAGCCAGAGAAATCTATTTACCTCGATAGAGGTATTGAGTGTAGTAAATACACACTACCCACCCTTATTACTGAAAATGATAAGAGTACAGGTAAGAATCTCTATACAAAAATTAATACTACTTACCAAGGGTTAGGTGCTCGTGGAGTTAATAACTTAGCTAGTAAACTTTTAATAGCATTACTACCACCAAATCAAGCATTCTTTCGTCTTTCAGTAGACGATATGAAACTCCAACAGGAGTTAGATAACTATAAAGAAGTTCAATCACAATTTGATCAACAACTTTCTCTAATGGAGAGAGCTGTTATGAGAGATATAGAAGAGTCAGGAGATAGAACTGCTTTATTTGAAGCTCTTAAACATCTTATTGTTAGTGGTAATGCCTTATTATATGTATCTGATAACGGTACTAGGGTCTACCCTCTTAAGTCTTTTTGTTTAAAGAGAGATCCAGAAGGAAATATTTTAGAAGTAGTAATTAGAGAGGAAGTTAGTACAGATGTTTTACCTGAAGGTATAGCTCCTAAGAATGCAGATGGTAAGTTTACAGATAAAACTACTTTCTTATATACCCATGTTACGTGGGATCATAAGAAAGATAAATGTAACTGGTATCAAGAAGTATACGCTAATCGTATAGGTAAGGAGGGTTCTACTCCTATAGAGAAATGTCCATTCATCCCTCTACGTCTATTCCGTGTAGCACATGAAGCTTATGGACGTAGTTTTTGTGAAGACATATTAGGAGATCTGAAATCTCTTGAGTATTTAAGTAAAGCTATCGTTGAAGGCAGTGCGGCTGCCGCTAAAATAATTTTCCTTTGTAACCCTAATGGAACTACAAGACCCGATAGTTTGGCTAGAGCTAGTAATGGTTCTATTGTGGCTGGTAATCCTAACGATGTAGCACCACTACAAATGAATAAACAGGCCGACCTTACGGTTGCCCTGAATACTATTGCTCGTATAGAACAGAGACTTAGTTTTGCTTTCTTATTAAATAGTGCTATTCAAGCTGGAGCTGCAGGACGGGACCGAGTCACTGCGGAAGAGATCAGAATGGTAGCCCAAGAGTTGGAGACAGGATTGGGAGGGGTTTATTCCATACTCAGTGTTGAGCTACAGCTACCTCTAGTACATCGCAAAATGACGATGATGGAGAGACAGAATCGATTACCGAAATTACCGAAGAACATTGTTAAGCCTCGTATCACTACTGGATTGGATGCTTTAGGTCGTGGTAACGATAAGATTAAACTAATTGAATTTATCCAAACCCTTTCTCAAACCTTAGGTCCTGAGGTTATGAGTAAGTTTGTTAACAACCAAGAGCTTATTACAAGACTCGCTGCTTCTGATGGTTTAGACACTTACAAGCTTATAAAATCTGAAGAAGATCTAATGGCAGAGGAGCAACAGCAGGCTATGATGATGCAACAGCAAGCTCAAGGTCAGGACCCACAAAATGATCCTGCCAAACAAGCTGCACTAATCAAAGCTGAAAATGACTCAATCAGGACCGAACAGGAAGTTTCAAACGCCCAAGCCCAAGGCTGAGGTAGTTATTACTGAGCCTGAAACTCCTAAAACTGAATTAGAACTTCGGATAGAAGAACTTAAAGAGAAGAAGCCTCACATTTATGAGGAATATAGGAACGCTATAAAAAGTCAGAAGCGTGCTTCAATAGGCCCTGACTTATCTCTCCGTATTGGTTAATCTATGGAACTGAATACAGATGGCGCTGGTACACAGGAAACTGGGCCGTATAACGAGGCGGATCTCGAAGTTCTCAAAGAGGGTTCTGAAGAACAATCTAAAGAACAATCATCTCAAGAGGAACTTATCGGGGGTAAATTCAAAACTTCTGAGGACCTCCTTGAAGCTTACCAAGCGCTTGAAAAGAAACTTGGAGACCGTTCAGGTTATCAAAGGTCTGAAGAAGAACCTCAAGAGGAGGCATCGGAAGATACGACAGAGGACTTAACACTATCGAAAGAACAGGAGGCTACTATTTTAGAAAGTGTTGGAGGTTCAGATAAATTTAATCAAATACAAGAATGGGCGCAAGGTTCTCTTAATAAAGATGAACTAGAAGCCTATAACAGAGAGGTAAACAGTGGTGATTACTTCAGAGCACGGAATGCACTCCAATCTATGGCGTTTGCTTATACCGAAAATAATGGCACTGAGCCAGAGTTAATAGGAGGTAAACTTACAGGACGTAGTACGGATGTATTTCGCTCTAATCAAGAAGTTATAGAAGCTATGAGTGATCCTAGGTATCTTACAGATACTGCCTATACAAAGGATATAGAAGAAAAACTAAGCCGTAGTGACGTATTAACACCTAGATAGGCTAATATTAAATAAGCTTAAGTATTTATATTGTTGCCTCTGAGGAGATAACAGCAGTGGTGTACTAAGCATTAAGTAAATTTAACTTTAAATCGATGCCAGATTTTTCGAGCATCTCTAGGTTAGGTGGCATTAATGGAACCCAGTATAACGCTGGGGCTGCCGCTGGTAACTATGAAAAAGAGAATGCTAATTTTATGAAAATCTTCTCTGGAGAAGTCCTAACGGTCTTCAATAGAGAGACAATTTTCAAAGATCTCACTCAAAAGAGAACCATCTCCTCAGGGAAATCCGCAGAATTTCCAATTACGGGTCGTTTTTCAAGTCGATATCACCGCCCAGGAGATTGGATAACAGGCCAAGGTAACAAAGGGATGACAGGATCAAAGATTATTACAATCGACGATCTACTCATCGCAGATGCCTCAATTTATGATTTAGATGAAGCCAAACTCCATTGGGACGTTCGTAGCATCTACTCAAAAGAATTAGGTAGAGCACTTTCAAGGGCTTATGACCAGCGTCTAGTTCGCACACTTCTAACAGCTTCCGAGTCTGATGGACGTGTTAAGGACTGGGATTCTAAGAGATTCCAAATCGCAGGTGGTACTGTATCTTCTGTTGCAACTGCCACAGGTGTTGTAACTATAAGCGCTAACTTCGCAACTGCTGAGCTCTCATACTGGGCTGTTGGTGAAAGTGTTTATGGTGAAGACTCAGGTGCTTACGGTGTTATCACTGCAGCTCCTACAAACGGTAACGCTGTATTCACAATTAGCCCTGTTGGTGCTATCGGTACTGGTACTGATGCAGTCTTCAAGGTTGGAGAGCGTCTATTCGTTCTGAACTCACTTCCAGGAGGAACTGCACTAACCTCAGGTACTCTTAACGCTACAAGATCTACTCGTGGTGATGAGATTGTTGAGCAGTTCTATCTTGCTTGTCAAGCACTTGATGAAAAAGATGCTCCTCGTGAAGGTCGTGTAGCTGTAGTTGGCCCAGGTGCTTACTATGACTTGATTGCTTCTTCAAGAGCTATCAATACAGACTGGAACTCAGGTGGTGGTGAGAACGGTTCCTTCAAAGGAAATAAAGTTCTCAGTGTTGCTGGTTTTGATATCAGGGTATCTAATCACCTTGGTGACAACGCCTACAACTCAGCTCGTCAGGGCTACATCGGTCAAGCTAACCAAGCTGCTACAACTCGTGGTGAGCGTCCTAACTACATCAATGGTAAGGATGGTTCCGACGGTTCTGCAGCGTCAGGTACTAACGACTACTGGCAGGATGAGCAAGGCAACACTTCAAGTATTGCTAACTTGTTCGCTCTATGCTTCACAAAAGAAGCAGTCGGCACAGTGGCTCTTAAGGACTTGAACATGCAAATGACAGGTTCTGAGTACAAAGCGATGACTCAGTCCACCATGATGGTTGCTTCTTACGCTGTTGGTCACGGTATACTCCGTCCCGATTGCTGTGTAAGCATCAAGCATGATGGCACAAACCGCTGGTAATTAATTCTCTAATTACGAATACAATAGGGGGAGGCGTAATGTTTCCCCTTTTTGTTTAAATATGGCTACTACAAAACTAAAAGCAGTAAATACTCTTCTATCCATTATTGGGGAAGCACCAGTTAACTCATTGGTTCCTCCTTTAACTGGGGATACAAGTCTTGCTGAATCTGTTGTTAATGAGATAAGTGCAGAAGTCCAAGGAGAAGGTTGGTCTTGGAATACCATGATGTATGACTCAATACCATTAGATGCAAATGGGCATAGTTCTCTTCCTAGTAATACTCTTGCTGTACGGTTTAATCCAGTATCTTATCCAACCCAACGGTTTGTATTAAGAGGTATAAAGTTATTTGACCGTGTCAAGAATTCTTATGATTTAAGAGGGAGTCTTGGTGTTGCTTTAACTGGTAGCACTACAGATCTTGTCGCTGAAGTTATAGAAGAATTAGAGTGGGATAATATACCTGAAACAGGTAAGAGATATATAACAATTAGGGCTGGAAGGATATTCTCTAACAGAGTTGTAACGTCAACAAGTATAGAGAGTTATACTCAAGAAGATGAGGAGAATGCTCGTCAGATATTAAAACGTACGGAGGATATGGCACAGAATTATAACTTCATTGCTGGTCCTGATGATTTATACGATGGTCGTGTAAGAACCACTTTTGGTCCTGATATTCTCAACCGCTAATGTCTAAAGAACTTTATAGTCAGATAATTGGTCCACTGAATAAAGGAGTGAACCAACAAGCTGATAGCTTTGTACTTCCTGGTTTTGCTAACACACTTGAGAATGGTAACTGTGATCTTGTAGAGGGTCTTAAGAAAAGACTTGGATCAGTTCCTGTAAAAAGGATTGATACTCTTACTAAGAACGCAGGTGGTAATACTTTAGTAGGAACCATCAAGTGGGATGAAGCTTGGGTATACGTTTACAACAGGAGTAGTGATGAAAGGTTCATACTTATTATTGCTGATGACAGCAGGACTATTACTAAAACTGTTAATACTGTCAATAACTCTGCGGTACTTACTGTAACTTCTGGAGGAATGACTGACCTATTTGTAGGTTCAACGGTTACAGGAACAGGTATAGGAGCTGGAGCAAAAATTGTAGAGATAGGAGCTAGCACTATTACTGTTGATAAGAACTCAACTGCAACTGCTTCTGGTATCACAGCAACTATTGAATCTAACTACACATTTACTGCAGGTGTATCAAATGTAGAACCTATAAGTGGAACCCTTCCTAGTGTGGTTCCTGTTGAACAAACATTTACAAATGTAACTAATACAAATCTTGAATATCTAAGAGGATCTGGAAGAGCTAAAGATAGATTCAGAGCAACCTCATTCCAAGATTATGTATTTATAACTAATACTCAAAAGGTTACTACTTATGATTCTACTGAGGTTTTAACTAGATTTAATATAGGATCTATAAGTTCAGCCTATCAACCTATTAAAGCTCAGGTATGGGTAAAACTGGTTGACTACAATACCAAGTATTCAGTTGATGTTGAATTAGATGATGGAGACAAGATAAGCGGTCATTACATGACTCCAACTCTTACAGACTCTAGTGGTAACTCAAACGTTATTAGTTCTAACACTATTGCTGAGAGATTAGTCACCTACACCTCAACTATTACAGGAACTACAAGCAATGGAAGTGCCAACATTACTAGCGTTAGCACTACTTCAGGTACTGGAGATATCTTCAAGGTTCACGGTGGGGAACTTATTACTGGCACAGGTATACCATCCAATACTTTTGTTAAAGAGGGAAGCGTTGATAACACAGCGGGTACTTTTACTCTTGTCAATGAAGCTGGGTCTAATGTAAATGCTACAGCTAGTGGGGCTGTAACTCTTACTCTTAAACATGGTTTAGACGATTGTGACATACATAACAAGCTCACATTTGAAGTAAAAGATTCTCAAATATTAATAGGTTGTGCCAGTGCTTCTAGGTATATCAAAAGCTTTGTAGCTTCTGATGCTAGAGGTAATAGTTTGATGTCTGGATACTCTAGTCAGGTTACTTCTATTACTGATCTACCTACTACGTCTTGGGAAGGTTATACAGTATTAGTTGCTCCAGATGGTACAGCAGATAAGAGTTCTTACTACTTAAAATTCAATGCTGAAAATACTTCAGTTGCTGGTTCTTATGGTAGAGGTACTTGGGAAGAAGCTGGGGGCTGGGGTACTTCTGGGAAGCTAGATGACAATACAATGCCTCATGCTTTTGTTTATTACAGAAATGATGACGGATTAACTAGATTTACTTTCCAACCATTTAGTGGTGGTAACTATACAGATGGCTCCACAACAATAAAACTACCTGGATGGGTAGAGCGCTTAGCTGGTGATGCTGATGAATTAGAAGGCCCATCTTTTGTAGGTTTTTCTATTAACGATATTGTGTTTTTCAAGAACCGTTTAGGTTTTATAAGCGGAGAAAACGTAATACTTAGTGAAGCTGGTTCTTACTATAACTTCTGGCAACAATCAGCTTTACAGGTTATAGACAATGATCCTATAGATTTAACTGCTGTTAGTAATGATGTAGCTGTACTTAACTACGCTTTACAGCAACAGGATGAATTAGTCTTATTCTCTAATGAAAACCAGTTCCGACTTTATTCAGGTGACAACGTAACGTTTAGCCCTGAGACTGCCTCTGTAGGTAGGATTAGTTCCATCACTATGGAAGCAAAGGTTAAGCCACAGCAGGTAGGACCTCAAGTAATCTTCCCAGTTAGAGAAGGAGATTTCACTGGGATGCATACCTTTATCACTACTGACAGAACAGTAGGAATAAACCTAGGTCAGACTGCAGTGATTACAGAGACAATACCTAAATACATTCCTAAGAATATTGATTCTTTAGCTGTTAGTAGGACTGATCAATATCTAGTAGCTCTTAGTGGTGATGACCCAGATGCTTTATATGTATACCAATTCTTCTGGGAAGCTACTGGTGGTTCATTAACTAACAGACAGAACGCTTGGTCTAAATGGACATTCCCTAACAAGAGTATTAGTTGGTGTGACTTTGTTGAGGGTACTCTATTTAAAATAGTGAAGTACACAGAGAACAGCACTGTTAAGTATTACCTAGAAGGTCTTAATGCTTCTAGACCTCCTCAAGCTGAAGGAGATCTATTCCTGTTAGATAGACAATTATCAAGCTCTATTACTACAGATTTAGGAGCACCAACCTTTACTTATAGTGGTCTTACTAACAAAACTACTGTTAATCTCCCCTACTACACAGTAAATCCAAGTCAGTTTGTCATCATCAAAAAGGACACCACTGATAATTCAGAAACTGCAAAGCGTTGGATCGTGGCTGCATCTGTTCCTGCGGGGGTTAATTCTTTTGTTTGCGATAGCTTGGGAGATTTTAGTGGAGCGAACGTTTCTTGGGTCTTTGGTGAGAAATTTACGTTCAAGTTTACTCCGCCTCAGCTCATGCCCTATAGCAAAACTGCGACGGACAATACTTTTATCGGTAATCGTACTGGTCGCCTTCAGTTACGATATGTGGATGTTTACTACAATGATGCAAGATACTTCACCGTTGACGTGACTCCAGACTTTAGAGATAAGAAAACGTATGAGTTCGATAGGCGAGACCCTCTCAATGCGAACATAGTATTGAGTCAGACCTCTAGTTTTGATGAGTCAAAATTCAGAGCTTATATCCAAAGTAAGAACGATCAAGTTACAGTAGAAGTAGTAAACGACAGCATTGATCAAGCCAAGTTCGTTGCTTTAGAGTGGACGGGCTTGTATTTTGACGTAGCGAGGAAGTACAACTAATGAGTGAGTTAAATCTTTCAGAAATTGCTAATTATTCAAGTTCTGCTCCATTCACTGGGACTCTAAGTGATTTCAATGTTTCAGAAGGTCTTTCTTCATCAGCAGTTCCTACACAAAGTAAATCAGGTCAAGACTTTATGACTCCAGGAATGAGCGCAATGCTCACTGGTGGTTTAGAAATAGCAAAACTTTATTATGGTGGTCAGATATCTAAGTATGAAACTCAACGTAAAAACGCTGTAGCTGAACAGCAGTATTACAGAGCTATCCTTAATAAGGAAAAAGAGAACCATCGTAACTATGAGGTTGATTTAAGAAATTGGCATAGAGATGCTGACTGGGTGGAGTTGAGGAGACAGTATGAAGAACAGCGTAAGGAAAACCAAGCAGCTTATAAAGGAGAAGCAACTATAGCTGCTACTCAAAACTTTGAAAGGATGATTGCTAATATTGAAGGACGATTCTATGAAGAAGAAGCTGCAGAGATTATACAGTTAGATAATATTAGAACTGAATTTATAGCAAATGCAGCTAAAAAGGTAGCTTCAGGTCAGGTAGGTCGAAGTGTAAGGGCTGTTCGTGGTCAGTATGAGCAACAGTATTTAGCTAACCTTAGTAACCGTACTATCACGAGAAGGAATAGAATACAAGATAAAGAGAATCAAAAGGTAGCTGCAGATGTTGCTAGAGAGAATACAGTCAATGCAACTCAGTTCTACACTCCTACTCCTATAGCAGATCCTGTTAAACCTTTAGCACCACTACCTGTTGAAGGTGTTCCGCCTACACCTGAAATTCAGAAGGGTGGTTTAGGTATTGATATTGGACTAAAAGTCCTTGATACTCTCCAAAATTATCAAGACATGCAGCCAAAAGAATCAGACCGTGAAGCTAACACACAACCTACCGTTAATATTCCATCATGACCAGTAGTTCTCCTCGTAATCAGTTTCAAATATCTCCTAAGCGTTCTCCCTTTGAGAACTTAGTAGCAACGCCACCTCCAGTTGATACTGGTACACCTCCTCCTGCTGAACCACGTAAAGAGCAGTATAGAAAGGGTGGATCTTTATATGATAAATCTTCTTTTCAACCAGATAGAGGGGCTGAAAAGGCTATTACTCAGCTTGAGAATTTTTTAGATAAAGAGACTGGTGGATGGACTAAAGCTCAGGATTACTTATTTGAACAGTGGAAGATAGGTGCTAAAAGTAGAGCTGATTACCAGTTAAAAGTAGATAATTATCTTACTTCTGCTAAAAACGCTTTTTCGGCTGGTAGGCAGAATGCCAACGTAACTAAAGAGTTCTTATCAAAGAAGGAATATGAACTAGCCAAAGAGAATAGGTTAAACGATCCTTGGACTAACTTCTATTACTTTGATACTTTAGCTCAAGAGAAAGGTAAGACCGCTGCTATAGATTTACAAGCTTCTATTGTTAAAGATTTAAATTTTCTAGCACAGTTACCAGAAACTGAGGTAGGTATTGAACTTCAAAGACGTTCTGACGCTATTTTAAAGGGTTTCGAGCATATACCTCAAGCTGCTATATCAGCAAGAATTGAACCATTTTTAGCTGCTGTATCTACTAACGGGAAGATTAAGGTTGCTAATCAGAGAAGATTATTAGGTGAAATTACAGATCAACAGACATTTAATGCCTCAGCAAAGGGTAACTTATTAACTGCTTCAAAGCTTATTAAAGCTAGTGGGGAGAGTCCTAAAACAATAGAGTCTCTTAGAAACTCTTTAATCGCACCTCGTTTATGGGCAGAGAATGTAAGAGGTTTGAGTGGTATAGAGGTTACAGATATGTACTTAGATTTTATAAAGGATGGTGGTTTATATGTTGATGCTGATGAGGATGGTATTAACGATATAGGACAGCATATTGATAATAGTATTCTCTTTAAAGCCTTTGAGGGTGTAACAGTTGATGGTGTATCTATTTTAGATTTAAACGGATCAGATGGTACTAGTATTAGAAAAGCACTAATAGAGGCTCAAACTAACGCTGTAACTATATCTGAAAAACTAGAGAATGCACGTATAAAGAAGAGAGAAAGAAAGTTATATGATTTTAAACAGGATCTATTCGCTGACGCTAGAAAGTGGAGACTAGAGAATCCTAATCCTACTGAAAAACAGATAGAAGATAGAAGACGTAAGGTTCTTTCTCAGATAAGTGATTTCTATACAGGTGATGGAGGACAAGATGCTAAAGAGATGTCAACAGCGGATGTAACAAAGCTCATAGAAAATACACTGCCTTGGACAGCAGTAATGGAGAAAACCCCTCCAGTTTTGAAGAAAAATATAATAGCCGAAGCTAATAGAATTGTAGCTAATGGAGGTACTGAAATACCATCAAGTTTAATGGTAGAGATGCGTAATAGTGAAGGTAATCTTTACGATGTTTATCCTGCTGTTTTAGAAATCTTTGATAAAGCTAATACAAAAGTTATTGCTGATCGTAATACTACACAGAAAACACTTGTTACTAATGATCTTAAAAATATTAAATTACAGTTAAGCGAGGTTTTAGCAACATCTAATCCTAGAATTCAAGCCTTACTAAATAGTGGTAATCAAAGTCAAGTTGCTACAGCTAAGAGGCATTTAACCTTAGCAGAGTCACAGATATTTCCCATTATAGAGAGGTATATACCTCAAATGATTAATGAGGCTTATTCTGCTGAAGTTGCTGCTGGTAATGATATCAATGATCCAAGAGTTCAGGAAAGAGTATTTAAGTCAGTTATAGATAGAGTAACAAGTAGCCCACTGCTTGCAGATGTAGATTCTTGGTTACAGCCTGAAGGTACTAATCAATTCAGTCTTAGAGCAGTCCCCCATGTTGGTGAGGTAGTGCTTGGGTATAAAGGACCTATAGATTTCTCAGGAAGTTATTCACCATCTTCTGAACATAAAATTAATATCAACTTTAGTGATGGTACTGGTTTAAATGCTGCTACATTCCTTAACGGTCATTTTAATGGAGATAGGGCTGGCTATGAAAAGTATCTAAGAACTACTTTTGTATTACCAGAAAGTGATATTAAGGTGTGGTCTCACGTATTTAACCTTGCTTCTACAAATCAACCTATACCAAGTAATCTCATTACTAAAGAGATGAGAGAGAGATTACATAATATGAGTACAGTTGCTTCTGGTGGTGCAGTTAAACCTTGGGAAGTAATAAAGCGTACTCTTAATTTATACGAGGGTAACGGTGCTTTAAATACAAGGGGATTGAAGGGAGAAGACTACACCACAATAATTAATAATATGGGAGGTTTAGCTCATTCTGTAGATGTAACTAACCTAGATGATGAAGCCATTAATACCACTAGTGTTACAGCTAAACCAATGTCTAGGCTTTTATATGATGGTGGTACTAATGAATACGCTGTAGATATTGCTCTAACAAAAGGTAATTCTCAACAATTCTCAAATGAAGTAGCAACTCCAGTTCAAGGTACGGTAGTTTTCGTAGGTAATGATGAGAGGCATGGTAACTATATAGTTATAAAGGCTCATGCTGGTTCTGATTTTAATAATCAAGGTGATCTGATAAAAATATCCAACCTAGCCTCTATAAACGTAAAAGAGGGAGATACCGTAGGTAGAGGTGTTTTAATAGGTCTTCAGGGTGATGACTCAGATTTAAACTCTACAGACGGTGTATCAACTACGGGTAGTCAGATTGAAGCCGGTCATATCAATATTCAAATCTTACAGCCTGGGGAGAGTAATGATCCAAATAATGATTCTCAATATAGTCAGGCTTATCAAAATAGATTTGTTAAAGGTTTGTTCCTTTCTTTATACACTGGAGATACCTCTAATAATGGTAATAACGCTGTAACCTATGTAAATCCTAGTGATTTCAAGACTATTCTCCAAGGAGGTTCAGTTCAACCACCTAGAGATAGCAGAGGTTTTAGTGACTATAAGTGGGATAATAGAGGATTTTGGATAAATACATGGGATGGAATGCCTTATTTACCTGATGATGTTCCTTATAAAATAGAATATGAGGCTGATGGATTCACAATAAAGAAAGTAATATATAATTACAACCCTAATAATGAAGAGTTCCCTAAAGGATAGTCTAAATGCCCTACATACCTCAAGTTAACGGTCCAACCATTTGGGTTGATGACGACGATAAAGATGCTTTAAGAAAGTTTTCTGAAGATTTTAATACAGATATTCCACAGAAAGATTTTGGTGGGATCAGTAAGACTGAAGCTGAAGAAGAAGATAATACAAGTATCTTTGATCCTAGAGAGCCTG